TATTAAAGTAAAAATTTAGTAAGAAATATATAATATTGAATTGGAATAAAAATAAATGTTTTAAAAATAAATTAAATATTTTAATATAAAATTTTGAAGTTATGTTAAAAAAAAATTATCTATACATAAATTATTAAATTTAATTACAACCAAGCAATCCTTATATAATCACACAAAAAAACAATATTATCATGATTTGAAATCAATAAAAGGATACACTGGTAATTAAAGTAATAATCACTGTATATCTCATCTTTCAAAAAAAAAAATTGATGACCCCTGTAATCACTTATTTCTTTTTTGAGAGTACACCACAAAAAATAAAATATGATAAAGATTTTAGTTATATATGAATTTGAGGTTCAAATCCTCACCAATAACACCTTAAAAAAAGATATATAGTCTTATGGTGTAATGGCAATCATATCAGCTTTTGGAGCTGATGATAACGGTTCGATTCCGTTTAAGACTACTACAACAAATTATTGGGAGGAGCATATTACTTTAGTAAAAATGGGGGAAATACTTTTGAAATAAGGAAAAAACTAACCGAACAAAGAAAACAGGAATAAATATGTTAAGTAATGTATATATAATTTACCTAAAATGGGTATAATGGGTTAAATGAGTAAAAATAATAGAAGGGGGGTAAAGCATATGGTGAAGATACCAATTAACTATGAAAAATATTATCCATTATTTCAATAAGGAAAATAATAATTTCTTACAAAGTAAGTTTAATCCTTATCATCAATTAATCAAATATTTTTTATTAGGAAGAGACAGGTCAATCCAAAAATTAATAGAATTAAACAAAAAAGAAAATGAATATTTAAAATTTAATTATGGATATGAGTATACAAACCCTGAACCCTCCCAACAGACTTTATCACGATACCATATTGACAATAAATGGGATGAACAAATAAAAAAAGCATTATATGAAAAAATAGATTTACAAGATGCTGAAAACTTAGAATTTTATCAAACGGAGCTAGAAGTTCAACAAGAGCAACAATTAGGAACAGAAAATGGAGTGAATAATGCTTTGGCATGGTGGATAACAAACTCAACAGATTTTGACAAAAAGTCTAAAGAAGAAATGGACACATGGTTTAAAGTAAGTAAAATTATAGCTGAGATGAGGAGGGGGCATCATTCTTCAATTGATTCAATTAATTTACTTGACACTATAGTAAAAAGTTATAAAGATACAGGCACAGTACAACAAAGCAGTATCCAAGAGTTAATCGAGATTAACTCTCAAGAGGATGTATTTGAATGAAAATAACCTGCAATAAACATGAGTCTCACCAATACTTTCATTGGCAACAAGGCTCAGAAATAACCAAAGAGTTTTACAAAGAATGGAAGGGGAACCATAAAATAATTATTGCAGTTGGAGCAATAAGAAGTGGTAAAACAGTTGTATCACTTGCAACATTTCTCAAATTCATTGTTAATAGTTCTCATAATACTTTTGCAATGGCTGGTAGAGGTATTAATACACTTGAAAGGAACGTTGTAAAACCATTCTTGTTAATGCTGAATAATTACCATGTAAAGTATACATATAGCAAGTATAATCAATTAATAGAATTACCTGATTTGCATAAAGTGATACACTTGTTCGGTATGGATAATGAGCAAAGTGAGAGTAGAATAAGAGGATTTACAGCAGGGGGTACTTTGATTGATGAGGTAACAGTTTTACCCAAATCAGCTGTGCAAATGTTGATAAGTCGTAATAGCCTCAGTGGCTCAAAAATATTTATGACTTGTAATCCAACAAATCCTAATAATTTTGTATATGAGGAGTATGTGAACAATCAAGAATTGATAAATGATGGAGAGGTTAAAGTATATAACTTTTACCTGCAAGATAATCTCACCTTGAGTGAAGATGCAAGACATATGCTTGAGAGTATTTATCCTAAGGATAGTGTTTTTTATAAAAGGAATATCTTGAATCAGTGGGTTACTGGTCATGGTATGATATTTGATATGTTTACAGATGACAATATACTAAAAGGTGAGATTGATTGGAGTAAATATCACAGGTTCGGAATTGGTAGTGATTATGGTACAACAAATATGACTTGTTACAGTTTGATTGGCATCACTCAACTTGAGGAGGATAACTCGAGGGAGTATCATGTGTTGGCTGAGAAATATTTTGATGCAAGTAGAGAGGGGTATCAACAAACCGATACGCAAAGAGTAAGTGATGTACTACAAATGCAAGAAAAATACAATCTTGACAGGAATGTAATATTTTATTGCAGTCATGATGCAAATAACTTCAAGGCAGCACTTGAACAAGAACGTAAAATTAAGCTAGATGTCAAATCCTTTAAACCCAATACACTTGATTGCATCAGTAAACTTTCACAGTTGATGGGGGACAATAAACTCAAGATACATGAAAGTTGCAAAGAAACCATCAAACAAATACAAGGGTACGAATGGGACAGTAAAAAAGCAGGTAAAGGTATTGATGCACCGATTAAAGAAAATGACCATCTAATTGATAGTATGAGAGCACCTATTATGGAGGATATGCAAGATGATGATATAGTATTAGGTGTTGTATATTTGTAAACTTAACCCCCACTTTTTTTATTAGTATTTTCAATTATTAAATAATATTATTAAACAGCCCCTTAAGATTACAGGGGGTTTTAATTTTTCTACTTATACAATGTTCAAAAGAAAAAATTTGAAATAAATTATATGGAGGATAAACAAAAATGGGACTATTCACAAAATTTAAAAACAGGATAATACCACCATTACGAGATACAAGCCGAACACCTTACTCAATCTTACAAAACAAAAACAAAATAACTCAACTAAGCCGTAAAGAGTTATTAGGATTATATCATCAAGCTCTCAACAATGTATATGTTGCAAGATGCTGCCAAGCATATATTGATACCACCTTGAGTTGTGGATATAAAATTGATACAGATACAATGGAAAATGACAATGTACATACAACAAATTATGTACAAAGAATCTTTGAAAAACCTGAGGGATTAAAAGGTACAATTGACTATGCAGGATTAATAAGCCTGATATGGAAATCATTTTTAGTATTAGGGGATTGTTTTATTGAGGTAAGTTATACAAAAGAGGGTGTATGGAATGGATTAAGATATGTACCCACAGAGAAGGTATATTATAACTGGGATAATGATTGCTATGGATTAATCAATACCAACATATTATATGAATCTCATCAATTAATTCATATTTATAAACCAAGTGTAAAAGCAAATCATAGTAAATTTGGAACAAGTCTAATTGATAGCTGTGGAAGTTATATTGCAATGCTCAACAATGCAATAAGTTATAATAACAATACCCTTAAAAACAGGGGGATTAATCCAGCCAGCATTCTTAACTTTGATAAAGACATCTCAACCACTGATTTTAATATGCAAATGGAGAGAATCGATGCTCTAAGAAAAGAGACAGAAGAAGGAGGATTGCTTGCACTTAAAGGAGCAAGCTTTATCTCAGGGGCAAATACAAATAAAGACATGGCATATATGGAGCTAATGAAATTTGCAAGAGATAATATACTTACCACATTCGGTGTACCGCCACAAAAAGCAGGAGTAATAGAAACTGCAAATCTTGGAAGTGGCAGTGGTCAAAGTCAAGACAAGGATTGGAAGCAAACATTTGAAGGTCAAAGTAAATACATTACAAACGCTTTTAACGAGCACATTAAAAGAGCAGGATTTACTGAACGATTTAACTTTAATCCTATTGATGTTCAAGATAAATTACTAAACGCTCAGATAGATGAGATATACTTAAGAAATGGAGTATATACAGTTGATGAAGTAAGAAATAAACTTGGACTTGATAAAACAAGAGAAATAACATGGAGTAATTACTATGGAGGATGAACAGCCAAAACTAAAATCGCCTCCTAAAAGGTATATATCAAAGCAAGAGCAAAGAATGTTAGATAATATGCTCAGCATCTTTGATGAACAAGTAAATGCTACACTTGAATGGCTGGATACCCCTGAAGCTCAACAGTTATTCTTTGAAAGACAAAACCGAATAAGTACGGTAATAGAACAAAGCAGTCTAAACAAAAGATGGGAACAAATAATACAAGCAAGAGCTGAGAATGGAGCTGACATAACAAGTGAAATCTATGGATACATAAGACAACTCAACAGCCAATATGGAAACCTTGTACAATACAACCCCACAGAGACAAGAGTATTTAACAACCTATGTGATACACACTATGAACTAATTAAAAGAGTTAGCACCGATGAAATACAACTCATAAGACAAAAACTACTCGATGATTATGCTAATGGTAGAAGTCCAAATGAAACCAGCCTAAGAGAGTTACAACTTCAACCTATTAACAGGTGGTCTCCAAGTCAAAGAGCAAAAGTGATAGCAAGAACTGAATCACACAGAGCACTAAGTACAGCATCACTTGAAAGTTATAAAGAGATGGGTGTAACTCATGTGGAACTTGATGTTGCAAGAAGTGGATGTACAATATGTAAGAAAAAAGCAGGTACAATCATACTCATTGATGAAGCGATTAATGACCCTGTTTTGCATCCGAATTGTAGGTGTGCATGGAAGCCTGCAAGAAATCCTGAGACTAATAATTACATTAATACTTAAATGTAGGATACCAATGATACAATAAAAGAGTTTTTTAGTTTATTGTTGAGGTAGCACCTGCAAAGATAGTAACACCTTTTTTATTTAAAGCAAATTATTTTAGGGGGGTGAGTAACATCACAAACACTAGATTTGAAATAATACAAAAAAGTATAACAATCAAAGACAACAACGAACAAGGATTATACATTGAAGGAATAGCAAACAGTGGACTCAAAGACCTATCAAATGACATCATAACAAAAGAAGCAATGGAACAAATAGTAAAACAAGCAACAAATCATAATCTACATATGCAACACTCAACCGAGTTCCAAGATATTATCGGTACAATTGAAAAAGCTGAGCTAACAGATGAAGGAATACTCATAAGGTCAAGGATACTTGATGAATACAAAGATGTAATCCACTCAAGGCTAACTCAAGGAATCAAGTTAGGATTAAGTGTAAGTGGTCTTTGCAAAAGAGATGAAGACAATTACCACAAAATAACCGAATGGGAATTATTAGAAATTAGCTTAACTCCAATCCCTTGCGACCAAAACACTATGGGTACTGTACAAATAGCAAAAAGCTTTAAAGAAATAATAAATCCAATGGATAAGAAAATGGAGGATAATAATATGACAAATAAAGAATTAACCGAAGAGCAAGTAATAGACCTCATCAATGAGGCATTTAATGCAAAACAAGAGGAGTTTCTTGAAACTATCCGTAATGAGTTAAAGGATGAGTTCCAAGCAAGTATTGATGAGATTATTAAAAGAATTGAAACCCTTGAATCACAGATAGGAGATGGCACATCTTCAGGTAATGAAGGTAATGAGGATAATGATGCAGAACAAGATGAGGATAATGATGGTGAAGATAAATCTCAAGGTGAAGATGGAGACACCTCATCTGAGGGCAAAGAAGGAGACAACATCCAAGCCATGATAAATAAAGCAATAGATGACAAACTTAACACATACCTCAAGGATGCAGGTAATGACACATCATTTAAATACAAAGATGAAAAAGAAAAAAATGATGAAGGCGAAGATGAGGGTAAAGAAGTTAAAACATTTACACCATCTCAACTTGCAAAAATGATTTAAATAAATTTGGAGGAGTAGATAATATGACAAAATTAAACAACATAGAATTAAAAGAATTAGCTGAAAGCATGGGAGCTTTTGAGAATGGGAAAATACCTGGAGCAATGGCAATTGAGACTACAGATGAAATAGCAAAAAGAGCATTCCCAAGAAGTGCATTTTTACAATTCCTTGCAAGCAAAGGTAGAATCTCACCAGCTGATGCATATCAAGTAGTATTTTTCAAAGAAACAAGAAATAACCCAGCTCAATACATCGGTGAAACAGAGGATGTACCTGAGGGCAATGCAAATAGTTATACACCAGTAACAAGAGTAATGAGAACAGTAATCAGCTCATTTGTATTATCAAAAATGGCTCAATTAGGTACTGCCAGCACATTTGACCTTAAACAAAGAGAGATTGAAGAGGGGTACATAGAAATACAAAATAAAATTGATGATGGATTACTTAATGGAGTAACTGTGGATGGTGAAACCTTTGTCAATAGTGTAATTGAAGATGTACCTGAAACAGAAGCAGGGGGAGTCTTAACAGAGGATATTATGGATAACTTCCTTAACACTATTGTTACAAATAATGGAGGTCATCCTGATGCACTTATCACCGATTTCAAAGTGGCTCAACAATTGAAAAAACTTGTTGCACCATACCGTAGAATTAATGATACAGTAGAGATTACAGCAGGATTTAATGTAACAACCTATCAAAGCCCTGATGGAACTCTTATTCCAATTATTGTTGATGAAAATATAGGAAAAGGTGGAACAGCTGAAGCTCCAACTCATCAAATATTTGCAGTGGACTCCTCAGCTATTGAGGTAAAAGAATTGATGAGTGCAAGTATATTTGAAGTTCCAACAAGCAAACTTGCTAATCATTATGCCATAGCATCCTTTATTACCGCATTAAATATTGCTCCTTACCGTTGTGGTGTTCTTACAGGTATAGCTGAACCAGCTGAGGATGAAGGAGGACAGGTAACTCCCTGAGATTACAACAAGAACGGTTAATATAAGTACAACACCAGCTGTTGAAGGAGCATCAATAACTCTTACAGGTAATAATGATACCTTGACAGGTACAACAGATGCAAATGGTGAATGTACACTTGAAAATGTTGAATTTGGCAGTTACGCCTTATCTATCACTGCCGATGGATATGAGGAGTATACACAAAACATTGTAATAAATGATAGTAATAATGAGCCAAGAGAGATTAGTGCATCATTAACATTATCAGGTAATGATACACCAGCTGAGCATTAATGGAATAATACAAAAGAAGGGAGTTAATTAATATGAGTCAAATTGAAGACATAAAAGAATTACTAAAAGCACATGATATAAATGAGGATATAGAAGATGATACAATCCAAACTCTCATAAATGAAGCAGTATCACTCGTAAATATAGAAGGAATAAATGAGGTAAACCATGAAGATTACACAAAAGAATTTAACAGTGATGTATATCTAACCTCATATTTTCCCATAATTACTCAAACTGTGTTATGTGCTGTCGATGGTAAACTTGTAACCCCTGCAAAAATTCTCAAGAATGGTATTATCTATTTTGATAAAACATACTATGGAGAATTAGAGGTAAGTTATACAACAGGTATACCAAGCAGTGAATACGAGGACTCAATTAACTTAATTGTATTATTCATGTTGCAAGAGCAAATGAATAATCCTCAGGGCTTAAGCAGTATAAAAGAGGGAGATGTTACTTTATCATACAATACCAGTAAAAATAGTATCTACTTAAACAATATACGGGATGTTATTGAAGACCTAAGAGGTAAGTATGGTAAAGCTAACATCAAACTCATATAAAAACAACCTTTGAAGGAGGGCATTAGTATGTTATACTTCAAAGACAAAACACTCCAACAATATAAACTCACAGGTGAAAGCATTGGTGCATATGGTGAAACAATAAAAACATACCAATATCACGGTGATATACTTGTTGATTTTCAAAATGAGAATAATGAGGAGACAAGAGAATTATACGGTGTAGAAAAACAAAACCTATACAAAATATATGTGGACTCATCAATTAACATCGATAACAGTGATAAATTTGTCGATGAAAACAATAACATATACATCATCATAGGTGAAGTTGAAATGTACACTAAATTCCATAATTTTCAAAAAGTACACCTGATAAAACAAAGAGGAGAGGAGCTGTGAATTAAAATGATGAGGATTGATGTAAAAGAGAGCAAAGGATTAAAAAAGAAAATAAATGAACAAGAATTTAAGAAGTGTCTTAAAGCAGCTATAACTGAAACAGCACTTGATACACTTAACAAGGTCATATTTAGTCAGAATGCCCTCATATATAACACACCTCAAGGTAAATATAAAAGAACAGGTAATCTTAAAAGAAGTAACAGCATAACCCCTCCAAGATTACAAGGTAACCTCATAACCAGTGAAATCAAAAACAGTACAAGGTATTGGAGCTATGTAAACTTTGGAACAAGTAAACAAACTGCAAAACCATTTGTTCAAACAGCTATAAGATTAGCACAGCCAAGTAAAAGTATAGCTCAAAACTTCCTAAAACTATACAACTAAAAGGAGAAAAAGAGTATATGAATCAATTAGAGCAGTATATGGTGGAATTACTACAAGATAACATAACATATCAAGGTAAAAATATACCCCTTGTAAAAAACTTCAAGGATAAACCCTCTCTCCCAGTCATAACAATAAATGATATGTCAATTAACACACTAAGAGTTGATAGACAAATCATCGAGGAGACAAAAGCAATATATCAAAGAGAGATAACAATGCAACTCAACCTATGGTGTAACAAAGAGCATGAAAGACAACAAATAAGCCATGACATCTTACACCTATTCTATACAGAGCAAAACCAGCCCTTGCCTGAAGGTGAGCAAAGCATGACAACAAGACATGGTATATTACATGGCTCATTGAATATTGAGCCTCCTTTTGCTATGGATGAAGTAGACCAAAGCCCACCACTCTTAAGAGATGTGTTTATGGTGCAATGTATAGCTGAAGAAAAAATAAATGTTGGAGATGAAAAAATACAACATATAAATCATATGGAGGATGTAATATAAAATGACATTAACCAAACTTCCAGGAGTATATTTTACAGAGACAGTGGATAACTTCACGGTAGATGTTGAATATATACCTCTTTTTATAGTACAAACAAGTACAGCTATTGCTGATTTAGATGAGCAATTAGTTTATTTTGATAATTTTGAATCATTCCGATTACTTGCAACCAATAAAGGATTACCCGTTACACTTGAAGTCATGGAGCAAGTATTTAGTACCTCACAGTACACACCATTTTATGTATATAGTGTAAAACAAGATACCTCAACTGCTTTCACAAACTTATTAGTAGATTGTGGAAGTCATAGAGAGATAAAAAAAGTAGTGTATATTGAAGAGACAAAATCAAGCAATAATAATACGATTTTACAAAAAATAGGTGCTATTGCAACAGCACTTGATGAAAATAATTATAATGTTGGAGCATTCCGTAGAGCCTTAATAGTTCCATATGGAACGATTACGGATGCAGTAACAACTGCTGAAAATGTAGCACCAGCCACAACAGTGCATAACTGGTTTACAACTCAAACCTTTGCAAAAAGTGGAAGGATAACCTTAATAGTACCTGATGTAGCATATGCAGGAACACTTATCGGTATTGATTTATCCAAAGAATTTGATGAAGAAATCGGATATGAACCTATAACTGCATCTATCGGAGAATTAACCTATAAATTCAATGACACCCAACTCAAAGACCTTACAAATGCAGGAGTATTATGTATAAGGGAAGAGAGATATGGAGGAGCATTACAATATAGAATAGTTGCAGGAGTAACAACAAACTTTGCACTTAACAAAGCAGATGGACTTATTGTAAGCAGGGATATTGCAGATGAAGTATTAGCTGAAGTAAGAGATTCAGCAGAACAAAGTGTCAAAGAAATTGAAGCAAGCAATGTAACAGCAGTATTACAAAGTGCTGTAAATGGAATAATCAAATCCTATACAAATGATGGATTAATTAAAAGTAACTCATTGTTATCTGTTGCAGCCGATGGAGATACTATCAATATACAAGGGCAAATAGCACCTGTTGGAACTATATTTGTAATTGAGGTTAATACAAGAATAACAAAATAGGAGGTGCAAGGATATGCCAAGAGTAATGTTTAAACAAGCGATAGTAGCAGTAAAAATATGTAATGGTAATTATTATCAAATTCCATGTGAAGAGCCAAGTTGGACTGATAGTCAAAGCAGTGATGAATATGTAGCATCTGAAAAATTAGAGCCTTATGCAGTGGGATTTGGAGCTCATGAGTACAGTGTTGAACTCAAAGGAATCGACCCAAAATATAGGTACGTTTTTGAGTATCAGATGAAGGCTCAGGATGGAATGAAAAAGATTACGTTTAAACGTATGATGGATGTTATCACATATTGTTATGATGATTCTCATAAAACACAGATTGATAAGCATTTCAGTTATTGTTACATTGAGGAAATTAGTAAAACCAGTAATGAGCCTTTTGATGTGAAAATTAAGGCTTTAACAACGATTGAAGATTAAATATAGTTAATAAGTATTTGAAAGGGTATAATTTATCAACTATGTTGATAGATTATATCATTTACACTTAACCCCCAGTACAATTACTAAAATTTTTTTTTTTATAAAACTACACTTTATGTAAATTCATTAAAATATATGGAGGATACTAGATATGGATAATGAAGCTCAACAAAATTTACAAGCAGTACAACAAATGCTCCTAAAAGGAGAATGGATAGAAGAAGCAAGACAAATACCTTTGGATGTACTTACAACCGATGAACAACAATTAATAATCAAATGTATAAATCAAGAAGACTTTAATCAAAATGAAATCGACAAATTAGAACAAATATTAGGACAATACAGAGGAGCAATAAGAAAATACGAACCTGAAGACACTATACAAAATGTAGAAGATAACATTGTACTAATACAAGATGAAAAAGACTTTTTAAAACTCATTGATGAACAAGAAATAGATAAAGAAATTACAATGTATTACCCCATAGGTGATAAAGAGGCAAAATTAGAACTAATAGTATCACCAGTAAGAGATAGTAGTGTAATAACAGATATTAACAATAATTTAGGGGTTTTCAAAGACCTTACAACTAAAGAAAAAGAGATATATGCCAAATTTCAAGATGACCAAATGCTAACAAGAGAAGAGCAAATAATAGCATCAAGAATAAACAAGAAAATAAAAGAAGAAACCAGCAGTAATGATACTGAGGTGGCAAAGCTCTTACTTTCAAAACAAACCCGACTAAAAAATAATCCAAACTGCACAGAAGAGACAATGTACACCATATATGATAATATGGATATAATATACCTTGCTAGTTTATACAACAAAATACAAAATATACTAAATTTAACCAATGTGGATACGGATAAACTATTTCGAGAGACTGATTAAATCATATCCATTTCATGTCTATGTGGAAGTAAGCAAAAACCATAATATACCTATAGGTGAGGTTATAAGAAAAAAATTTCATCCTGAAATAAAAGCTCTAATCATGTATTATAACTATAAAATAATGAATGAGCAAAAAGAGTATGAAAAAATAAAAAAAGAAAATGAAAAACTTAAAAACAACACATAAACAGGGGGGGTGAAAAAACAAAATGGCAGCAGTAGAAGACATAATGATACAATTCAAAGCAGATGTAAGCAATGCAGTAAATGGTATTGCTCAAGTTGGAACAGCAATAAAAAACATACCTAACACTGCTAAAAATGCAGGAAGTAGAGTTAAAGGTGCATTTAATGACATGAGCGATGGTGCAGCCAAAGCAAGCAAAAGCATGGGCATGTTGAGCAATGCAACCTCCATGATGGTGGGTATGATTGGATATGACCTTGTAAGTAGCATGACTCAATCTGCAAGAGCAAGTATTAATGCAGCAGGACAACTTGATTACTTTAGTAACCGATTAGGAATGAGTAAACAAGAATTAACCTCATTTAAAGGTGAACTTGATGATATGCAAAAACAATTCCATAAAGTGGATATGACAGCTGTTGGAGCAACTGCAACCGAACTCGGAGTAAAACTCGGAGTGCCAAAGGAACAAATGGGAGACTTAACCAAACTTACAGCAGTAACAAGTTCAGCATTTATCAAGGAAGGTAGAACGCAACAAGATGCAATACTCGCTGTTAGTGATGCTCTTGATGGTCAATTCAAGAGATTATATGAGCTAGGTATTACAAGAGAAAAATTAATGGCAAGTGGATGGAATGGAGACATAAACGACACTAAGAGCTTAATGGATGCACTTAACCAAACATTAGATGATATGGGATTCACACAAACAGCACAAGACATTACAAGTCTTGATGATGCTTGGCAGGCATTAAATGTTGCTATGGGTAAATTACTTGCAAGCGTTCTTATTCCACTTACTCCTTATATCGTATCATTTACGGATGTTTTATTGGAGTTGATTGAGGAAGCTCAAAAATTGGGACAAGCATTTGGCAATCTTCCAAGTTGGCAACAATTACTTGCATTATTACCTGTAATAACAGGTGGATTTTTAATGTTTATGGGAGCGATAAGTAATGCAGGTGGATTTTTTTTATTACTTGGAGAAAAGTTATCCTTTATTATAAACCCACTTAAACAGATGGGTGAAGGGCTTAATTTTGTAAAAGATAAGCTAAGTGGTGTTGGCTCAAGCATAAGTGGGTTTAAATCTAAAGTAACAAGTGCATTTGATAATCTTAAATCAAAAATTGATTCACTTAAAACAAGTCTTAATTCATTAAAAACACGCTTTAAAAACGCATTTGACAGTATTAAAACAAGTATAAGTAATGCAAGAACAAAAATAACCGAGTTCTTTAACACTGTGAGAAATAGCAGTGCAGTAAACGCTCTTAAAAACAGTTTAAATACTCTTAAAACAAGTTTGTTAAATGTTAAAACAAGTATTATGGGAGTAATTGGAAGATTAAGAGCATTATCAGTTCAATCAATGATAGCAGGTGCTAAAAATATGGTATTGGCAGCTAAAAACTACATAGTGGCAGCTAGTCAAACCATACTAAATGCTGTAATGGCAATGAATCCGATTTTCCTTGTAGTAATGGCAATTGCAGCCCTTATAGCAATACTTGCAATACTTTATAATAGAAATGAAACGGTTAGGAACACCATTAATGCGATAGCTGATGCTGTCAAAGGGTATTTGATACCTGTTTTTGAATTTTTACAAGGAGTATTACAACAAGTGATAAGTTGGTTTAGTGATTTAGGAAGTAAGATAAATAGTGGTGATTGGAGTGGTGTTGCAACTCAAATCATGGGTATTTTCTCAGCTATACCTCAAGCGATAGGAGGGGTGTTCTCTCAACTTGGAGCATTTGTAATGCCGTATCTACAACAATTATGGGCACAAGTCTCCACTTCATTTTGGAATGGGGTAAATATGATTGTAATGTCATTTGTGAATTTACCATCACGGATAATTATTTATTTCAACTTGTTACGGTATCAAATAGCTATGCAATTACAAATGGCTGTAATTGATGCAAGACTCAAAGCATCCGACATTGTAAATGGTATAATCTCATTTGTAATGACTTTACCTGCAAGAGTCGGTGCTTTCTTTACTCAAATGGCATCAAGGATAAGGAGTGCAATGTCAAGTGCAGTAAACAATGCAAAAACTCAAGCAAGAAATATACTAAACAATATAGTTAATACAATTAAGACTATACCAAGTCAAGTTGGAGCTGAGATTGGTAGACTTGGAGGTATTATAAAAGATAAACTTGTACAAGCAGGAATAAATGCTTTTAATGGTGCAAAACATCTTGTTGCTCAATTCCTTGCAGGTATGGGTATTGCATCACCAGGAACTATCCAAAGAAAAACCGCTCTTGAATTTGCATCACTCCCAAGCATAATCACAGATAGTGGTATTGAATCAGCAAAGGCAACAGTGCAAATGGCAAAAGGTATAATAGGTGCATGGGATAAGAATATGGATACATTACAAGCTCCAACAATACAAGACTTCATAGCTGATGTGGGATTTGGTAATAAAGATGGTACTATACAAGCAAGATTTGCATCAGCTGACCCTGCTCTTGTAACAAGTGATTTCACAAATCAAAGAGGAGCAATCTCAACAAGCAGTATAAACAATCAATATAGTAATATTAGCAAAGATGACCATACAACAGTATACCATATTGATAAAATTACATTGGAATGTGGAGAGCTTACTCAAGCTCAAAGTAGGCAAGTATTATACAATGCTTTGGATGGATTGTATCCAGCTCAACAAGGAGGAGTGTAAATGGCTTTGGATTGTACTAATATAAAACTAAAAAAAGGTAGCAAAGGTGCAAAAGTAACCGAAGCTCAAAAGATGTTAAAAAATCTTGGATATTATAATTCAACTATTGATGGAAGCTTTGGAGCTGTTACAGAGCAAGCTGTTAAAAAGTTTCAAAAAGCTAATACTGGTCTTGCAGTTGATGGATGGATTGGACCTGTAACGTGTAAAAGGCTTAATGAAAAAAATAATCAAGCAAGCCCCACCAATAAAACAGATGGAACAGCAGGAACATTATTATCATTCAATTGTAACAATATCAGCCTCAGAAAAGGTAGTAAAGACACTGAGAATGTTAAAAAACTACAAACTATGCTAAAAGAGTTAGGTTATTATACAAGAGAGGTCGATGGAGACTTTGGAACATACACCGATTCAGCATTAAAACAATTTCAAAGAGACACGGGACATACACCTGATGGTGTATTTGCCTCTAAGACTTGCCCTGACTTAAACAGGAAATATCAGGAGCTAAAAGTGGCTCAAGTTAATGCAAAAAATGAGGTTGTAAAACCAACCGCTGTTACAGTAGTTAAAGAGGAGGCTAAACCTAAAGTAGACCCTCTGTATGTTAATCCTGAGACAGAACAATGGTTAAATAGTAATGATTTATTTTATACCGAACCTAACCTGTTTATTAATGGAATAGGAGTTATTGTTGAAACTGTAAATCCTAAGAATAGCTTTAAGGAGTATGGATATGGGACTGTTGAACTGTTGAATAATAAAACAAAAGTATATCCAACTCATCGAAGCTTGTTAGAGTATGAGGTTACAACTCATATTCAAGAGAAGTATTATACTAATGCTATGAGAACATTGGGTAAACTTAAACAACAAGTATGTACAGTTGTATCAAGTCTTAAATTATTCAGGAGTGGTCTATATGTACTTACGGATATAGCTGTATCTGAGGCAAAGGGAAATTATATTGGATTTACCTTGCATTTTCTTGAAGTTGAGGTGTAAAAAGTGGCACTTAATAATAATAGTAGTTTAAAAAAAGGTAGCAGTGGAAGTCAAGTAAAAGAACTTCAAAATGCCCTTAAAACTCTTGGATATTATACAAGGAGTGTTGATGGAAGCTTTGGATATTACACAGAGCAAGCCGTTAAAAGCTTTCAAAAAGCGTATTCATTAACAGTGGATGGCTGGGCAGGCAGTAAAACTTGTACAAAAATTAATGAAGTGTTAAACTCAAAAACAAATAACACTTCATCCTCAACTGCTCTTTTTAATTGCAATATCATTAATCTTAAAAGAGGTAGTAAAGATACTGAAAATGTCAAGAAGCTACAAACCGCCCTCAAATCATTAAAATATTATACAAGAGAAGTTGATGGAGACTTTGGATATTACACAGAGCAAGCCCTTAAAAACTTTCAAAAGGACAACGGACATACAGCTGATGGATGGCTGGGAGCAAAAACCTGCAAAACACTAAATCAAAAATATGGAGTTACAAATAATATCCAAAAAAGTGCAATAAGAAATCCATTACAGAGCAAAGTAAATGTTGATACCAATGTAGAGAATACAACTAATGCTAAACTTGCATATAAAGTTGTAACAATCCCTGAACAAGTCAATATTAATACTAATGAGGGGATGAACTCAGATTCAACAACACAAAGTGCTAATACTACACTAAAAGCTATTGAATTTAATGACATACTAAGCCCCTCAGATTCTCAAGACCTTGATGGACTCAGTTATGATAGCAGCTTTAAAACACCTTACACACCTGAAAAACTGGCAGGTATGCAAATAAACCAAAAAATAGAATTTTATTGGTTTAAGGATGGAGTATTGTATAGATGTAACAGAGGTTATATCACATCTCTTAAAATTGTTAATGAGAACCATATGTG